GGTAGGTAATTGCATCCTCTCTGTCATAGTCAGGAAACATTCTCATCACAGCTTGGATCTGTGAGAGCATCCCTTTCTCCATCAGGTCATTACGCTCCTCTCTCTCTGCTTTGAGCTCCTGCTCTGATTTTGGCAGCTCGTAATAGACAATCTGATACCCTGACTCAGGATAGCTAGTCCCCTCAAAACGATTGAGCATCTTTGCACTCACCTCTATGGTGTGGAGATCTGCAATTCTGAATGATGGTGTGTATTGTGCCTGTGCTTCTCTCATTGAGGATCTACTGATGGCGATAGCATATCCACTTCGAGGGTCACCGGTCATCTTTTGGACATCTCCAGGATTGACACCTGCAAGTGTGGCAAGTCTCCTCTCATAGACCGTAATTGCCTCAATCATTGCAGTCACGTCACCCCCTGCATCATACTGCCCAAACTGGGGATTGATAGCTAAATCCTCCATCAATGATTGGAATAGCATAATCGAGGCAGGATCAGTCTCTACTGTAGCGTGATTGGGGTTTTGTCCATCCTGTGAGACAATCCCTGCTGGAATAGCACCATAGGCATAGCGTTGTGGGTAACTCGCATCTCTCAAAACGTGATAGAAAAATGTGTAGGCAATTGCTGCATTCAAACTGCCTGAAATTAATTCTTGGTTGTAGAATGAATCGAAAATCTCTCCTGTTAATTCAGCGTGATAGAGTGAATAAGGGAGATAAGGTTCATCATTGGAATCTCTGTACGGGTAGTTTGCTCCTGACCTGTCTGTGATGACCTCTCCATCCTCTGTCTCTCCTGCGAGGTATATCCCTGAGACATCCTCTAGGTTTTCCATTGCATCATTACCCTCTACTCTCAGCACCTTGTATATCGGGTCGTTTGGATTGGAGATGTCAAGGTAGTCAATTGTCCATTCGTACTCATTGGACTCAGGGTTTTTTCTCAGCCTGAGCTCTTTGATCCATACTGGAATCTCAGGATCAGAGGGGTCAGCTCCTGCACTTACCATGTCAGAGGTGACTATCCTGTGTGAGAGCTTGCCCTTAGAGTAGTCTGTACGGATGAAACATTCCCTCATTCCAATGGTGAGATACTGGACTCGTTTCATTCTAGCCCATAGACCTGATTGAGTGAGGACTCCCTGTGTTCCTAGAAAACCCTCAGTAGCTCCCTCCTCTGCATTGGGGTTTGATACTACTGGAGGTTTGTAGTAGAGTGCGCTCAGGGTTTTGGTGGTTTCCTTGAATAGGTTTGAGGACATATCCGGGATACCCCAAGCCTGTTTTCTAGCTGAGGAGATGTGCTTTGCAAGTGCATCCTCTAGGTCTTGTTGCCAAATCCCCTTGAGCATTCTGTATCTGAGTGCTGAATGTTCGCATCTCAGTGCCTCATTTGGATCTTTCCATATTGGACATGTTGGATATAGTGATTTGCTCATTTTTTATTTGTCTCCTCAATCAATCGCTGAAACCAATTAATTAAATGTTTTGCCATCTCGATCGCATCATCAGTCTCGAACCAATCATCAAAATTATACCACCAAGTCCTAAATGTTTCATCCTCATACATCGTATGAATTCGGAATGTGGTTTCTTTTTCGTGGTTTGATAATTTGTACAAAACCCAATTGTCTTGTGGCTCATCGGTTGACTCAAAATCAAACGGCTCTGATTCTGTAATCAATTCCCAATCTGTTACATCTACAACATATCTCAATGTGAGGAGCCTTTTTTGTACCAATGATCTGACTGTATGAATGTTTGGGTAATCCATCACCACTTCCTATAAATCTTGTTTGGAACCTTGGCTCCGTATTTTGTATCAATAATGGGCATTATAGCATACCTCATGCCATCTATGCAATGTTTGTGTTCTGATAGGGTATTTAGTAACCCGTTGCTCTTAATTGCCCAATTTTTTAGAGATTTTATGGTTTTCTCACAGCTTGGAAAAATTTGGAATCTCCCTGAGATCATTCTTTCGTGTATCGTTTGACACCCGTATATCACAGACCATCTCGGCTTGTAGGCAGTTTTGATCTTGAATGGGAGTCCTCCTTTTGGATAACCCAGCTCATCCGCAAACCCTGACATCAGGATAGAATTGCTCATCTTTCCATCCCCTGATTTTCTTCCCTTGTGGGGTCTATCCCCTGTCCATCTGGTAATGTCTGCAATCTCTAGCTCGTTTCTCTTGAGCATCTGGATGATGCCTCTTGCGTGTCTTTTGGCTCCTGCCCCGTCTGCTACATACTCGTCTACAACATAGATGTCAGGGTCTTTAGGATCAGTCATATCAATCAGGATGAGCAGTGCAACCTGTGAGGCTACATCATGTCCGTGGTCAATCCCGATAGTCCAAATAAAGGTCCTGTCTTTCTCCCTTCCTTGCTTGTCAAAATAGGTGAGGGAGGGGTAAAAGTCTGAGATATGCTCATCTGAGAAAGCATCAAAGATTCTCCCCTCAGGCACCCCTCCATCCCAGTCTCCATTGATCCGAGCCTCCCTGTCAATGGGCAGGTAGGATCTTGCGAGGGCATCAATCTCCTCTTGGGTCATCATTGGTCTGCACCCCTCTGGAGTGCAATTTTCCACTGACATCACCCCTACATGCTCAGAGATCAGCTTGTCTTTGACCATATCCCTGAGATAATCTACAGGCGCTCCGATTGGTGTGAGGGTGAGAAGCATCTGTCCTCGTGTTCGGGTAGTTCTGGCTTTGAGCTCTCCCCAAATGTCAGGAGGTGGAGGCTCATCTACCCAGACATAATCGACCGTGCCTGATGCTACCCCTAGCGTCCCCTGTCCTGTTGTCTTGAAATAGACGATACTCCCATTCTTGTACTTCACTACAGGGTATTTTCCTCTGAATCCTTTTCCTGGTATGTACTCTGTATCGGGATGCAGTTCGTTCTTTGGTGCCATCTCCCAAAACTTCTCCTGGATGACCTTGGATTGTTCCCAAGAATGCACGATGATCCAAATCTTGACAGGTGGAGGCTTGACTTTCTTGTAGGGATGCCACCCGATGCACCTACAATGCACCTCAAAACACCCCACCATCGTCTTTCCGATTTGGTTTCCTCCTCTCAGGAGCACGATGGCAAAGTAATCCTGTACCACCCTCTTTTGGACAGGAGTAGGTCTCCAGTATTTGAGAGGGTTTTGCTCTGCTGCTGTGGATAGCCTGACTGATGCAGAGGCTAGGGATTGGAGTCTGAGGAGGTCATTGGGCATTAAAATAACCTCAGTTGTTTTTGATGTTCTTTGAGTCTGTTGCAAGCCGCTTGATAATACTCCTCATCTAACTCGTATCCTGTGAGGTCAAACCCTAGGTTGTGAGCAGCGATGGCGATACTCCCTGAGCCTAGATGGGTGTCTAGGATGCGATCTCCCTCTTGGGCATATTTGGAGAGTAGCCAAGTATATAATTGGACTGGTTTCTTTGTAGGATGCCACATTCCCCCTGTTTTCTGATTGGAGGATAGAGCAGACCCTCTCGCAAAATCAAAGATTCTCAATGCCCTATCAAAAGATGTCCATGCCATCTCTCCATCTGCAAGGGTAAAATCTCTCTGCCCTTTGTTCCAAATTACCCACCCCTGAGAAGGGGGTAGATGAGTAGTAAAATAATTACCTCCCCATATGATCTGGTTTTTGGATACCCTGAATAACTCAGAGAAATATTCTGCATCAGGGATGCTTGAGTCCCATTCTTTTTTGGAATACTCACCCCATCCTCTACAGTTTCTCTCTCCATTCTGATGAAAGTCCTTAGCTATTCCCAAACCATAAGGAGGATCAACAATGGCCAAATCAAAAGCATTATCCTCCATATCTCTCATAGCCTCAAGGCAATCCCCTAAATGCAAATTAATCGCCATCTATCACCCCCTGTAGAAACTCCCTAAACAAGCTGCGCAATTGCTCTGTTGAGATCCTGATAACCTCTCTCTCCTGTCCAATGTAATAGGGAAATTCTATCATACTCCCCTCTGCACGATAAGCCCACCATCCTGCTTTTTTGGCATCCTGATTGGGATGAGCTTTCTTGACCTGCTCATCTAGGTAGGGTTGTAGGGTTTCATTCCAAAAGAGTGTGTCTATGATTCCTGACATCACACACCCCACCAAACATAAAACACAATCACCAAAGTCAAAATCCCCAGTGCTAGAACTATGGCTATCATATCGTCGTCAATCATTCCCAGTCTCTCCTGAAATTACAATCGCTCATCATCTGCACTTTTGATTCTGAGTATATCACTGTCCAATTACCCTTGAACAACACTTTTGCTTTTGCCCAAAGGGGATTCTCAATGACTGTGTAATAATCAGTGATTCCATCGGGAGATTGTATATTCCAAGTCCCCTCGGTATGCTCATTGAGGAAATCTAGCACCTCATCAGTATTATCTCCTGTGAATTTCATCGCAAGACATGAGGCTGGTTTTCTGTTGTATAGGTGTTTACTCATTCCACTCATCTTTTCCACCCCTTGATGTCAAATGTTTTGGCCATCAATTTTTCAATCTCGTCTAATCGCCTTCTCTTTGCATTGAGCTCTTTCTGCCAAAGATCGGCATTGGCTATGTCCTCGTTTGCTTCTACCCACATTTTGAGATTCCCAAATGAATGGTAGTATCTAGATTGATGTCTAGCTCTGTGAGCATTCTCTTGGAGAAACAATGTTTCAAGTTTGACAATTCTTCTCTTGAATTCTTCCTCTAGTTGGTAAGCCTCATTTAGAAGTTCATCCATTCCTTCTAAGTACAGTCTTAGTATATCGTCATTCATCCCTCTCCCTCCATTGGTCTAGTTGTTGCACCATTTGCGGATGGTTGAGATTCCGATTTTATTTTATACATCGAAAATGAATAACTACTGTGTTTCATTGTTAAATCAGCATTGCCAAGTAAAATCGCAGAGCAATCCCAAGATCCAAAAACAGGCCCCCCTTTGGGATAAGCTAGACCAGCTCCGCATTGACATCTTTTGTAAGCAGCAAACCTCAACTCATCCATTTTAAACACTTTAATGTTTCCGTTAGTCCATGCGGTTTTCAGTCTATCCTCAATATTCTTGGTTTTTTCCTTAGATTCTTCAAGACGTTTCTTCTCTATTTCTTTTGCTTTTTCTAGGATTTCTTCATCTGTTATTCCGTCAAATATATTACTCATCCCTCTTTCTCCATTGGTATGATGTTGCTGTAGTCGTCTGATAGTGTTTCTAGGAGCTGCTCTCTGAGGATTGGAGGTAGTCCGATGACTGCCTGTTGAATCACTAGCAGCAATTCTTCCTCATTCTCTATGTTGGCTCCCCCGTTTTGCTCTCTGATGCGCTCTGTGATTTGGTCGTGTAGATCAATCTGGAGCTTGTGGAGCTGTGCTGGGTTGGTTCCTCTTTGTTCCATGTTGTCTATGGATAGACTGATTTCTTGGAATTTCTGAATTCGGAATTGAATTGGATCATATGTGAAGGGCATCACCCTAGGGGATGGTTCGGGGGGCGGTTCCTCTTTTGGTGGAGGGGCTATTTTGATTTGGGTTGCGTCAATGGTGCGCTTGATTGTCATTTTTGAGCAGCCAAATTTCTCTCCTAATTTTCCCATAGACCACTCCCCTGTACGGTACAGGACTCGGATCTCCTCTTTTTCCTCTATGGTTAGTTTTTTGCTCAAAATCTTCCTCTATTTCTTGCATTATACCTTTTTGTAACATTGGTCACAGTCCTCTGTCACTTTTTGATCTCTTATAGAGAGAAAAAGTCG